GAGCCCTTACGGTTGAGCTTCGACTGCCGGCGGGTCAGCTTGGTCCCGACGCCGATGCTGTCACGCAGGGCGCCTTGATCCACTGAAACCCGGGGCCGCATATCGTCGGCGAACATCTTGGCGCGGGAGAGAAGCACCCGCCGCACCACACCCTTGGCCGTGGCGGTCTTCATGCCGAGCAGGGCTTGCTCAACCTCACGGAGCCCCTCGACCTTGACCTTCATTCCGTGCGGGCCGTTGCGGTGATTTCGAGGCCGTCGTCGCCAACGTCCTTCACGGTGTTGACCTCGTATTCTCGTCCCGTCTCACCGTACTTGAGCGGCTTCAGATAGACCCGATCCAGCGGGGTCAAAGCCGCCACTTGGGCAGAGTAGCGGAGCCGGAACCGGGCGGTGTAGGTCGCCCCCACTTGAGCCGCCGTGACCCGCTCCCCGTCCGAAACGTCCAGCTTTTCAGCCCAGACCGTCACGCCGTCAGGATAGGTCGCCACGCGCTCGTTCATGGCGTCGGTGGTGAAGGTGGCGGGCCGAAGGATCAGGCGGCGGTTGAGATTGCCAGCGTTCATCGCTCGTCCCGCCACGTCTCGATCAGCGTCTTGTAATGCGAGGCAAGCAAGGCATCGCCCGCCGCCGTCAGGTGGACGTAATCAGGTTTGAGGTAGTAGGTCGTATCGACCGTGCCCGTTGCCGTAGCGCCCCCCGCGCCCGTGACATTGACCGTGTCGTCAACGTCGAACATCCCGGTATTGCCGCTGGCAAAGTGCCAGACTTGCCCCGGATGCGCCGCCGCATAGGCCGCCATCTGATCGCGGAGCCATAGGTTGTTCGCTTCGGTGAAGCGGTTGGCACACGGCAACACGTCCATCAGCAGGAGATGAGCGCCCGTGGCCAGAACGGGGTCATAGATCAGATCGACATAGTCATCCCAGACCCGCTGACGATCCAGGGCGACGAACGGCGCGTCGTTCGTGTAACCGCGAATAGCGACAGCGGCGGGGTGACCGTCCGCGACGGCGTTTTCCAGCGACGGAATGATGTAGTTGATCTGCGGAACAAAGCCGCCCGGGTCCATATCGACGTTGAACGCGCCGACCGTCCCGTCGTAGACGCCGCGCCCGCCGACCGCTTGCAGATTGAGCCAGACGTTCTCGCCCGGGCTCATGTAGCCGTTTGCGCTGATCAGGTAGGTCCAATCACCCGTGGCGCGAACGTCGTTGCTGTCGCCAACCACCCCGACAATCTCGCGGCTTCCGAGCGTGCCGCCTTCGGCCTCGAAGTCGTAGTAGAGCGCCTCGACCGCCTCGAAGATTTCGGCCTGCGTCAGCGCCCGGTCGTAGATAATCGCCGCCGCCACTTCCATGTCGTTTCGGAAGCTGGTGCCTGTGATCAGGCGCGTCGCGGGGTAAGACCCGACCCGGAAGCCACTGTAGGCCTGCGGGAAGCTCAAGGCATCGGTGCGAAGGTACAGGGGGTACTTATCGACCCCGAACTCGTGGGCGCCGTCCTCGATCACTTGCCAGATTGCGACGTAGCCCTTGCCGATCAGGTTGACGCCGTGGTCGGTGACGCTGTGGTCAGGCTGGACGTAGAGATAACCCTCTTGGCCCGACAAATCGACGCCGAGCGCGCCTGTTCCGATGGAGTTGGCAGCGGACAGGCCGCCGTCGCTGTCGTTGGCCAGGATGATGGCCGGCGTTCCGGTCCCCGCCCCGCCGTTGACCTTGGCAAGCGCAATGCGGGTCGTTCCACTGGTGAAGGTCTTTTGCAGCGGCGCGGTGCTGTATCGACCAATCAGGCCGTCAGACGCCCCGCCCGCGCCGAGCATATTGTAGCCCAGCCCATCCATGACGACGCCGCCCGTGGTCCGCGTGCCCCGGCTGAGAACGTCGCCCCACCGTTGCGAAGCCAGAGCCACGAAGGCCGCATCGGACGCCTTGCGGATGCGGATGTACCCAACCTTGAGTGTCGCCGCGTCGCCGTTGGTATCGGGAAGGATCTGGACAACCTTGGCCGTGTCGTTGGTAAAGGTGAAGTTGAACGTGCAGGCCGCCGTGCCGGGAGTGGTGAAGCTGGTGCTGCTTTCGTCGGGAACCGAGACGGTCGTGTAGTGAGTGCCGTTTGTGCCGGTCTGGCCGATGCGGTAGTTTTTCGCGCCCGTCCCTGAGACGGTGACCATCGAGACTTCGATCTCGTAGGAGACGAGGCTTTCGAGGTCGAAGGTTGTTGAGCCGACAATCTGGAAGGTGCTGGTCGTTGCCGAGAACACCATCGTCGCGGCGGTGTTGACGCCAAGCGGACCATCGGCAGCATTGCGCGTAACGGTCGGGTTCGTCGCCGAACTGTCCGACCGAAGCTCCACGGCGCCGTAGACGTTCCGCAGGGGGGTGTATGGCGTGGCCAGGTGGTCGGGAACATACGCCCCGCTCTCAGCCCCTTCCCACATATAGAACCACGCGAAAGGCGTATCCGGCATGGCGGGCGGAGGCGGCGGCGGGGGTGGCGGAGCGGTGTCGTAGTCCACCGCCCGCGTCGCCTTGAACGCCACCGCGATCTCGTAAACGTCCTCAACCGGCGAGGTGACGACAAGCCCGGTAACAAAGCCGGAAAAGCTGTGCGTCGCCCCGTCAGGAAGCGTGATCAGGTAGTCCCACGAGACTTCGCGGTTCCATTCCGTGATCAGGGCCGCATAGCCCGCAGTCGTGTAGTTCAGCTTGAGGCTGACCTCGCCCCCATCACGCAGGCCCGCAAGGTATTCTTGGAACCGCTCTGTAGAGCCGTGAGAGGTCGCCTCAGGACCGTCGCGCGAAGTCGAGGGGGGAGTGATCTCCCGCACCTCGCCCACAGCGATGTAGTCCCCGGCGCCGTCGCTGATAGCGAAGGTGGCGCCGTAGCCAGAACGGCTCACTAGGCGCTCGTGCCAGCGATGATGATGTCATAGTCAACCGACGTGCTGCCGGCGGAGTTGACGATCTTCAGGATGTCGCCCGTGGCGGCGGTGACCGTCCAGCCGCTGACCGGCGCGGTCAACAGAACCTCGCCACCGGGCGGAACGGTGATGGTCGGCAGGGTGCCGCCGAGCGGGCCGCTGAAGGGGTTGGTGCCGGCGCCGATCACCACGTTGTTGGTATTGGCGGCGCTGGCCTTCACATACAGGGCCTTCACCTTGACCAGAGCCAGAGCGACACCGAACACGTTGTTCAGGGCCGTGCCGGTGAGGTCCAGGTTGTCCGTGCCAGACGCGGCGATGGTCCGCGTGTCAGCAAACAGGAGATCGGCCTGCGAGGTGGCGGTCCCTTGTTGCAGGTTCGTGGTTGCGCGCGGGGTCAGCGTGAACGAGGGCACGCCGAGATCGTTGGTCGAGGTCAGGGTGCCGTCGAAGCGGACGCCAATGTCGAGGGGCATGGGTAGTATCCTTCTAAGGGAGGCGCGGCGTCGTCCGACGCTGCTAGAGGAGCCAGGAACGCGATTGATTGACCAAAGCCTCAACACCGAGGGGGATGGTCGTTTGCACGGTGTCGCCCGCCGCCTCGCGGTTGCGGTAGTAGTGGCCAGCGGTCAGCAGGATCGCGTGACGAAGGTTCTCAGGGGTTTCCCCCGCCGAGGCATGACCGGAGACCCACTGGATCTCGATGCCGTTCGCCACACGCTCGGGAAGCGGGAATGCGTAATCCGCCCGGGGGAAGATGCGGCCCTTGACCGTATCGACGTAGTATTCCGCCGTGTCCCAGGTCGTCGCGGCGTCGGCGTCGTCATAGGTCTTGATATGCGTCACCGAGACAAGCGGACCCATCGGCAAAGAGACTGCGGACGGCCATTCGTCCAGATAGCTCTTGTACGTCCGCTGAAGCATGGACACCCCGGCCCATTGCTCAATGAAGGCGACAGACGCAGCCAGATAGCCAGCCAGCGCCCCGTCGTCGTCTGAATGGTCAAGCCGAAGGTGCGTCTTCAGCTCGTCCAGCGAAACGGGGTAGTCGGTCGGCGCGGTGACAAGGATCATTGCTGGATGCCCCGAACCGTGATGGACCGTTGCGCCGTCTGGCCGCCCGAAGTCGTGATGGTGTTGGTCAGTTGGTACATTTGCCCATGCGAACAGGCCGACAGCTTCACCGTCGCCGTCGTCGTGGTGTTCGTCGCGCCTGCCGTCGTCGCTGTGGGGGTAACCGCCCAGGTGCTGGTCGAGATCGTCTCGGTATCGAGCCAGTCGGACCAGTCTTGCGTGAAGGACCGCGTTTCGGCGGGGTCAATCAGTCTCATCCGACCCTCCGAACTCTAATCGCCTGTTGTGAGCCAACCCGGCTTGAACCGTCGCTTCTGATTGTCGCGTTCCGGTCAGCGGGGATGCTGACCGTATCGAACGCCTGCGCCGCGCCTTCGCTGGTTGCGATCAGCGTCAGCGCCCCGAAGGTCTTGACCAGCGCCCCGTCGATCAGGACGCCGCCGACCGACACCAGGCCAAGCGCGCCAAGGGTGACGTTAGCCGCCCCTGCGACCGCGACAGTTCCGGCCCCGGTCGCCGTAGCCGCGCCAAGGGTCTGTGAAGACACCCCGTCGATGGAAGCAACGCCCGCCGCTGCCGAAGTGACCGCGCCAAGCGTAACCGCTGAAGCCCCGGCGATGGCGACTGCACCAGCGGAGGTTGACGTAACTGC